GGGCTTGCCCATCCCTAATTTTTCGTTTTTTCGGGTTTGAACTGGGATTGAGAAGATTGAAATCGGTTATTGTGGCAGGGTTGGCGGACTTTGCCGGCAGGTGGTGGCAAAATGGCAGAGAGGAAGCGTGCCAATAAGGCAGAGTTAGCCCGGGTTCTCGGGGTGTCGGCGACAGTCCTGACAAAATATCAGCACATCCCAACATTTCCGGCATTCGACCGCGAACAGACCGCCGAAATCTACGCGGTCTGCGTCTGGCACTCGGAGGGCAAGAAGCCGCAACAGCAGCAGTCAAGTCCCGATGATGATCTGGCTGGCGATGTCTCTGAGGGGCTCGAACGCTACCGAATGGCAAAGGCTCAGCAGGAGGAAATCAAACTCGCAGAGACCCGCCACCAGATCGTCAAACTGAATGAGTTTGAAGAGGCCATGCAAACCGCTCTTCAGCCATGGAGACGACTTGGCGAGGCCGTCAAGCGGCAAGGACTAATGGATGTGTTCCAGATGATCGAAGAGGCAAATCAGGAGGTTGCTGAAGCACTGGAGAGACTTTATGGACATGCCCCAACCGCCGAATCTCCAGGACTGGCGTGATTACGCTTTGCATCCCGCTCGGGCGTTCCGCGATATTTATCTGCGGACAGTTCCTGTTCGTCCGTACCGATCAATGCGGCAATTCGCCGAACAGGAGATCTTCCTCCCAGACGGCCCATATCAGGGGCAACGCTTCCGCTGTTCTCGCCAGCCGGCCCATGGATTATTCTTTGATGCTGTAGACTCAGGCCAGTGGTTCAGGTGCGCCTGCACAGGCCCGCAGCAGTCGGGAAAAACGCTCGCATTCGTCGTGATTCCGATTCTCTATCATCTCTTCGAGCGGAATCAAACAGTCCTTTTTGGCCTGCCCAGCATGGACATGGCGAACGATAAGTGGAAGTTGGACATCAAGCCCGCAATCGAGGCCAGCCAGTACGCCAAATACCTTCCGCGCAAGGGTGCAGGAAGCCACGGCGGAACTCCTGAACTGATCCAACTCAGCAATGGCAGCAACCTCAAATTCATCACGGGCGGAGGCGGCGACGAAAAACGCGCCGGCATCACAGGCCCTGTTCTGGTCGTCACTGAAGTGTCACATCTCGATGAAACCGGAGTCAATTCCGACGAGGCCACCAAACTCAAGCAGATGGAAGGCCGCGTCAGGGCATTTCGAGCGAGCGGGCAAGCCCGGATCTACTTGGAATCGACCGTCACAACCGAGCACGGCCGCATGTGGCAAGAATGGCAACAGGGTACGGCTGGCGAAGTTGTTTTTCCGTGTCATTCATGCGGCGACTACATCGCCCCGGGCAGAGACTCGCTGATCGGCTGGCAGGACGCATCGACTGAAGCAGAGGCCGAAGAAAAGACACGGTGGGCGTGTCCGTCCTGTGGTGTTCTCTTCGACGACGCAGCCCGCCTGCAGCAGCTCCAGTCAGCCCGACTTCGGCATCGCGGGCAAATCATTCTTCCCGACGGCACCATTACAGGCGAAATACCGCAAACGAAAACCATGGGATTTCGTTACAGTGCCCCCACAAACACCTTCATGACCGCAGGCATCGTCGGGGTGGATGAATGGCGTGGGCAGCGTGAAGTCGATCCAGACAACGCCGAAAAGGAACTGCTTCAATGGACCTGGGCACTCCCGGCGCAGCCAAAACAGAAAGACGTGGAACCACTCGATTACAAGGCCGTCATGAGACGCCAAAGCCAGTACCGCCGTGGGCTGATTCCTTCCGGTTGCATCCGGATCTCCGCAGGCGTGGACTGCCGCTCTCAGCAACTCGATTGGTTTGTTGTGGCTCAGCACGAATCTGGTCAGCCCTACTGCATCGACTATGGTTACGAAACAGTTCAACGCGAAATGACAGACCTGCCGGCCGCACTCCGCCAGGCAATCCGAGAACTACAGGCAAAATTCGACACCGGCTGGGAATGCGAAAACGGCGGGCAAAAGGGCGTGGATATTGTTCTGATCGACGCGGGCTGGGAGACTGATTCGGTCCGTGAAGCAGCACATCCGCACCAGCTCTGGAACACGGCTAAGGGGTTCGGCTACAAGCAACACTCTGGAGCCGTCTACCACGCTCCCAAAGACCGCTCGAAGTACACATTGGCAATCGGTGAGGGCTGGCATGACGTGGCATTCACCACAGGCATGGGCTACAGGCGTGAATACCAGAACAACGCTGACCACTGGAAGCGGCGCGTGCATCAGGCTCTGAGTTGTCCGGCAGATTCCCGGGCTGCCCTCCTGTTGCCATTCACTGAAAGACCAGACGGCCGGGCTGAAGTCGCCAAACAACTCACAGCCGAACGTGAACAGGTGGTTTTCGAGGTTGGCAAGGGTCGTGTGCAAAAATGGGTGCAAACATTCAGTCGAAACCACCTTCTGGATGCTGCTTATCTGGCATTCGTGGGGCTGTCTGTGCTACAATTCGACGCCGAAAAGGACCGTAAAAAACAGCAACAAACGGCAGCAAATGGCGTGATTTCCGGCAAAAAAGCCCCGAAATTCGTGAGGGATTTACGATGAAGCCACTGCAATCGCCGAACTACACGCAGCGACGATCTTACACCCCATGCCACGCAGCCCCTGGCGGCGGATTGTGTCCGCAGTGCGGGCAATTTGCCACGTCCTATAACTCGCAGCCGATCGGTGATATGCAGAAGCAATATCGGCGCTGTCAGTGTGGCAACCGATTCACCACAGTCGTGCGGAGACAGTCGTAATGCCGCTCCTCCCAGGTTCATCACAACAGGTGATCCACGAAAACATCCGCCGACTGATCGCCGAAGGCTACACACCACAACAAGCGGCAGCCATCGCATACGCGGAGGCACGCAAACGCAAGTGATAATCCTTTAGCAGCACACAGTGGACGTATCGCCACGCAGCCGCAATGCTGCTCCCATGGCACGATCCGCATCCGAACGACTGGCGTTATACGAAGACCTCCGCGACCGCGTAGAAGGTGCGCTGCTGGCCGGTAGTCCGGTCATTTCGTACACCGTCGATGGGCAGATGGTGCAGAAGGAAGCCACGAGCACTTGGCTCGCCGAACTTGACGCACGCATCGCTGACCTTCGCAAGCAAACAAGCGGCGGCATTCATTCCGCTCGCAATCTGGTGAGGTTCCAGCGATGAGCGGAAAACCAGATTACACCGCGCAGGTTCGCGAGGCAGCGAAGCCAACTCGCATTGACAGGGCACTCCTGCAGATCGCTCCCGCGTGGGCAATGGGGCGCATTAAAGCCCGCGTCGATGGCCAACTCCGTCTGATGATGGCAAACCGCGCAGCGGAGAATTTTGCTGCCTACGAAGCCGCAGACAATGACAGGCTCCGCGGCGAGAAATGGATCGCATCGAAGCTGACGCAGAATGACGCAATCGGCAGTGAACTCGAAACAATGATCGATCGGGCGGTTGACCTGTACCGCAACGACGTTTTCGCCGCGTCTGCCGTGAATGGCCGCGTGGACAACGTGATCGGTCAAGGTATTCGTCCACAGGCCCGCGTGCAATCAATGCGGGGCGTCGTGACACAAACACAAGCCGAGCGATTCAATACGCAAATCGAACTGCTCTGGCATCGGTGGGCAATCGCAGAGGGGTTCTACGCGAAACAGCGGCTGCTCGAGCGCTGCAACGGCATTTACGGTGAATCGTGGCTCTACATGGGCAACGATGATAACCCCGAAAAGCCGGTGACTCTGTCTGTGCAGGTGATTCATCCGCAGCGAATCCCAGTCTATTCATGGCTGCAGCAGGGTAAGCCTGAAAGGCGTCTGGGCCTCCGAATCGACAGCCGCGGAAACGCTGTGGGGGCATTCGTGCGCCGAAGCCTGCCGAATGATAGCTATGCAGCTGATCAGATGGAGGATGAGGTTCCGCTCACCGATCTGTTGCAGTGCTTTGAGGAGATCAATCCGGGGCAATTGCGGGGCGTCCCGTGGATGGCTCCGGCAATGGGCAAGTTGAAGGACTTGAAAGACTTCGTCCATGCCCACCTTGTCGCCGAACAGGTGGCGGCATGTTATGGGGCATTCGTCACGGGCGTGACTGATCCGACAATGCTCGCAGAATCTGGCCGCAAGTTATCCAATCTTGAAGATCTCAGCCCCGGCACAATTCAATACCTTGGAGACGGTGAGGGTATTTCATTTAGCGATCCAGCACGTCCCGGGAATACTCTCGGACCATACGTTGAGTGGGCATTGCACGGCGTGGCCGCTTCGCTTCGCTATCCTTACGAGTTGCTCGCAAAGCAGTTTACAAACAACTTTAGCGGCGGCAGGTTGGCACTGATCGACGGCCGCATCACGTTCAAGTGTTGGCAGCACGTCCTGATTGATAGAGTCCTTCGCAAGCTGTGGGCACGATTCGTGGATCAGTGCGTGTTTCAAGGCGCTTTGCCAATTGACGTTGTCCGCTACGAAGAAAACCGCGCCCATTTTCTGAATCATCAATGGATTCCGCCCGGCTGGCCGTGGGTCGATCCGGACAAAGAGGTGAAAGCTGACGTGGCAGCGATCGAGGCAGGTCTGACAACGCAGACGGAAAGCCTTGCATCCCGTGGCCGCGACTTCGATGAGACGCTGCAGCAGATCGAGCGAGAACTGTACGCAAAGGCTGAAATGGAATCCCGTGTTGCAGCCTACCGCGCCTCTCTGGATCTCGATGGAGACACCAATCCCGCGGACGACACCCCAGATGATACGCCGGACAATAACGCCGATGATTCGTTGGGCGTGAGTGAAGATTTTGCAGTCCCGAAGAAATACTCAGGAATTGACTTTACCCCGCCTGCAGGCGTGCGAGCGGAGGCTCGGCAGGGGCTGGAATGGCGTCGCGAGTACAAACGCGGCGGCACTGCTGTCGGGATCGCACGAGCAAGGGACCTTGCAAACGGCAAACAGGTCAGCCCATCGACTATCGGCCGGATGGTGCGATTTTTCGCCCGTCACGAAGTCGACAAGCAAGGCGAAGGGTTCAGCCCCGGTGAGCCGGGCTATCCGTCGAACGGGCGTATTGCCTGGGCATTGTGGGGCGGCGACCCGGGCAAAGCATGGGCGGGCAAAGTGCAACGACAAATACAATCAAGGGACAAGGCAAATGCCGGCAATTAAAACCGCTCCCGATAAATCCATGTTCCGCACCGACGCGAGCCGGCAGGCCCCCGCGCGTGTTGACCGCGAAGGCGGAGTGATCTACGGCGCCGCCATGATGCAGACCGGAGACCTGAATTCCGGCGACGTTCGACCATTCACGGCCGACGCCGAAACGCTGCAGCAGGTGGAGACACTGGGTAACGCAGCCCGCAACGGGATCAAAGCCCGATTTACCCACCCCAACATGTCGAACGACGGCATGGGATCATATCTCGGCCGATGGACAAACTTCCGGATCGACGGCGACACCGTCAGAGCGGATCTGCACATTGCAGACGCAGCATACACCAGCCCACAGGGCGACCTTGGTAATTACGTGATGGATCTTGCCGAACAAGACCCCGAAGCCTTCGGAATTTCGATGGCCACTCAGTTGGACCAGCAAAATTACGCGGAATTCGAGGCAACCTACAACCGCGAAACGGACCGCGAGAAGCGGAAGGCTATGCGGTGGCCGATGAGATTCACGGCGATGAAAGCTGGCGACGTTGTGGACAGCCCCGCAGCAACTCGCACAGGGCTATTCTCACTGACCGAAGCCGACCCCCGAAACCTTCCCGCGCAGGCTACAGCCCTGCTCGACGCCTACTTTTCCGACGCGCCCGCTGAAGCGATCCGGGAGCGAATCAACGGGTTTTTGAATCGCTATCTATCATCACGAGGTGATGACATGCCAGAGCCGATACCGGCCGAAGTTGTGACCAGTGAAACGCCGGTTGCTCCGGCAACCCCTGCCGCGGATCTGTCCGCAGCCGACACCGTTCCCGCAGTGGAAACTGCAACAGCCAATCTTGCAGCCGCAGAGCGTCAGCGATGCCTGCAGATTCAGGCTCTCTGTAATCTTGCAGGCGTGCCGGACAAGTTCAGTGTGTTCGTCAACGGCAATTTCACCGTGGAAGGCACACAAGCCGCCCTGCGTGATCTGTCCGCACAAAAGGGCAGTATCGTGCAGCCGGCAGCAGAACCGCAGCCCGATCCCAACGCGAAATACAAGGCGGAATTTGCTGCCCATCGCAACAGTATCACTGTGACCGAGGAGCAGTGGATTCGGTCTCGCAGAATTGATGATGGTCTTGACCCACTGCAGAAGTGATCCAGTTTCCAACCCTCTCAAGGAGTCAATACAGTGGCCGCAGTTTCCGCGAATCAAATCACATTCATGCAGTTTGCCGGCAACCTGATCAGGAGCAAGGCAAGCAACGTAAACCTCTACGCCGGCACGCTCGCGTTTTTCGATGCATCGACTGGGTTCGTTGTGGCTGACGACAATGGCGGCGCCAACGCATTCGCCGGTGTTGTCTATCAGCAGTGCGACAACTCTGCAGGCTCGGCGGGTGACAAAGAGGTTGAACTCTACACCGAGGGCGTGTTCCGCCTGACTGGTTCTTCATTCACACAGGCCAATAATGGCGATCTGATGTACGCCGTTGACAACTACACGATTCAGGCGAGCAGCAGTTCGGCGTCTGTTGTCGGCCGTGCCGTGAACTTCGTTTCCGCTACTCAACTCGACGTGAAAATCAGCGTCTGAGGATTCTTACACCCCGTCTGAAAGGACCGTGAACAATGGCTCTCGACATCGCAGCAGCGCAGATCAAACTGCGCGACCTCACAGCAAAGTTCGACAATCGGCTGACCAGCGCAACGCCGTTTTACCCGTCGGTCTGCTACGACGCATCCAGCGTTCGCAGCGGCGAAAAATACGGGTGGATCGGCAACA